TGCTTGAGGGTTTAAGTTTTTAAGCGCTCGTTCAATGTTTCCTAATACATCATTTCCTGAAAAAGTTTGAGCAGCACGGGCTGTAAAGTTACCAGCACCTCCTAATTCTGTGCCGGCAACTTTTAAATTTGTGCTATCTAACATTTGTTCTGGTAGAGGCAGATATAGTGAATCTGTTATTTTAATTCCAGCATCCGTTCGAAGACCACCTCGTCCTCCAAGACTTCTATCACCATAAGAATATTCTTTAAAAAGAAGTAGGGTCCCAATCTCGTTCAAGTCAGAAGGAAACTGCAAGTTAGGAGTCGTATTAAATTTCTTTCTAGCATTTTTAACAGTAGCCGGTGTGCGAGGTACAGTAGATGGCATGTTCGAACCCTTATAAATACTTATTTACATCTATTTATAACGAAAACATTATGGCATACAAAGGAAAATTCAGGCCTTCGAACCCTCATAAATATAAGGGTGACCACACTAAGATTATTTATAGAAGTCTGTGGGAACTGAAGTTTATGAGAAAATGTGATGAGAACACTGGTATCGTTCAATGGTCGTCAGAAGAGATAATCGTGCCTTATCGTAGTTTGATTGACGGTAGAAAGCACAGATATTTCCCTGATTTTTGGATAAAAAAACTAAATAGTGATGTGGTACTCGTTGAGATTAAACCAATGAATCAGTCTGTACCACCACAGAAGAAGTCTAAGGTGACAAAGAGATATCTCGAAGAAGTGAAGACATGGGGCACAAACTTATCCAAGTGGCGTGCTGCCCAAGAATATTGTGATGATAGAGGTTGGACGTTTATGGTTCTAACCGAAAAAGGAGAGGCAAGAAGTTGGCGACAGTATTTGACGAACTCTTATTAAGAGGTGTGAAGAAGGGTCAAATCCCTGCTCGCACTCAAAACGCACGAGAGTGGTATCGTGATGCCGCTAGGCGTACAGGTGCGCTTCAACCAGCAAGACTTGTAAAGTCTGACCCAGAGCGTGGGCGCTCACAGATTCGTGTGGGTGATATGTATCTGTATCAATACGATCCAAAGTATAAGAAAACACTGCCTTACTATGATAGATTTCCTCTTGTGTTTCCTTTTAAGAAAGTTCCAAAAGGTTGGCTTGGTATCAACATGCACTATCTACCGCTACCTCTTCGTGCAAAGTTGATGGACAATCTATACGATCTAGCATCAAATAGAAAATATGATGAGAGTACGAGATTGCGTTTGAACTATGAAGTATTGAATGGTGCAGCAAAGTTTAGACTATTCAAGCCTACGATACATCGCTATTTGATTAGTAAAGTTGAATCGAGAATGATTTATATAAACCCATCTGAATGGGACATTGCGTTGTTTCTACCGCTTGAGAGATTCTACGAGAACACAGGGCGTATCAAAAAGGGTCAAGTTTATGCAGACTCCAGACAAATGATTAGAGGAAACTAGTAATGGCGTTTAATGTAGCAGATTTCAGAGCGCAAATATCAAACTCTAAGTTTGGCGGGCTTGCTTTATCTAATAAGTTTATTGTGAGAATTACACCACCGTCTAGAGTGTTTGCAGGTGATGGTGATTCTTTTCCTACAATGGAGCAGTTGACTTTCTTCTGTAGCACTACAAATTTGCCCGGTAAGACTATTAATACTGTTGACCATAAACCTTATGCATATGGTCAAGTGAATAAGATGCCAATCTCACGGACAAATGACACATTCACGACGAGTTTCTTTGGTGATTCAAATTATTTGATAATGGGCTTTTTTCAACGATGGTTAAACTTCATCGTACAAGATGGTGGTGAAGTTTTTGATAGTAGAGGCTATAGAGAGATTGGATATAAAGAAGACTATGCTTGTACCATAGAGATTATTGGATATGATCATGATAGCCGAGAAACGGTAACTTATACTTTGTTTGAAGCATATCCAACACAGATTGGTGCTGTATCGATGGGATGGGAGCAAAACGATACGTTGATTCAGATTCCTATTGAGTTTACATATGATGATATGTCGATTGATAGATCATCAGCAAACAGTTCTGACGTTAATAAGCCCAGAACACCAGTAGGCTTGTTCACAAGAATTGCACAAGCAGCATCTATTGTTGGCGTGATAAATACAATTAACAGACCTCGAAATATACAAGATTTGATTAATCAAGGGACTACAATCCGAACTCTAGGAAGAGGACTCGGAGTATTTTAATGGAGTGATTTAAACTATGGCATTACCTAAAATTGATACGCCTATCTTTACAATAAAGCTACCATCATCAAACGGGAAAAAGAACATTAAGTTCAGACCGTTCACCGTGAGAGAAGAGAAAATACTGTTAATGGCAGCGCAAGGCGAAGGTGAAGAAGAAGCATTAGATTCGATCAAGCAGGTTATTAACAACTGCTTACACACAAATATTAATATTGACGAACTGCCAACATATGACATTGAATATATCTTTGTTAATTTGAGGGCTAGGTCTGTAAATAATGTGATCGAATTAACACTAACAGATGATGAAGACGAACAAACATATAATGTTCCTGTCAATATTGATGATATCGAAGTAGTTTTTAACGAAGACCATAAGTATGTTATTGAGTTAAACAAAAATATTTCAATCACGCTAAGAGACCCAAACTATAACATGGTACAGAAACTTTCTTCTTATAAGCAAGATGATGATGCTATGATGGAAATGGTTATCTCTACCATCGATAAGGTACTGGTTGGTGATGATGATGTTCTGTTGATGAAAGATCACACGAGAAAAGAACAAGAAGAATTTGTGAATTCATTGTCTTCTCAAAACATGCGTGATATTGAGAACTTTTTGAATACGCTTCCCAAACTCACACACACTGTTGAATATGCAAGAGAAGATGGTGCGAAAGTTGAAAAGGTTGTTGAAGGGATGCAAAGTTTTTTTACTTAATGATGATCCATAATAATATCTCTAATTATTATAAGGTCATCTTTTCCCTAGTACAACATCATAAATATTCTATAACCGAAATTGAAAATTTGATACCATTCGAACGTGACTTATATGTTGAAATGCTTATTGATCATATTGAAGAACAAAATGCAAAACAACAACAAGGATAACGTCAAGTGTCTGAAGAAGAAACTAACACCGTCACCATTGACGCATCGGCTTTGCCTGGTGCTGATACAAATGGTGACGGTCATGTCTCACAAGAAGAGATGGATATGTACCTTGAGTTCAAGCGTAAAGAGTTAGAAGACGCTGATGCTCGTAGAGATGCGATGAGGCAGATGACTTGGTTTGCTTTGTTTGGAATGCTTCTCTATCCGTTTAGTATCTTCTTCACTTCGTTATTTGGCGTTGACAAAGCAGCAGTAATTATTGGTAATATTGCACCAACATACTTTGTAGCTATTTCTGCTCTTGTTGCTGCTTACTTTGGTGCGAATGCATACAGTGATAAGAAGGGTAGTAAACCACCTAGTAAACCATCAACACCTGTTAAGAAATAACTTACTTTAAACATCATTAGCGATAAAGCTATTATACAGTGTTTGAAGAAAAAGTCAATAGGAAAATAGAAGAAAATGGCTGAAGCAACATTAAATGACGTAATCACAAGAATGAAAGAAGAGGGGCTGCTGACTCGTAATTCGGGCACCAACTCTCTCAAATCTGCCATTAGTGAAATAAAAGGTGTTCGTTCAGACTTTAAGGGTTTCTTCAACAACTTTGGCAGTGCGCTTCAAAATTTAGGTAGCACTCAAAAAGAATTTAGTGATATGATGAAATCTAATTTTGAACAGCAGCAAGAAGCATTGGCTACTCAGCAAAGAAATGATACATTATCAGATAAACCAAAACCTACCGAAACAGATGGTACTAAAGGAGCCATATCTAAATTATTAGCATCGATTAAAGGGTTGATACCAAAGAAGAGTCCGGGTTTGCTTGGTTTATTGTTTGGTGGCGTTGCTGCTGCTATGGCTTTTTTCCCAGATTGGGTAAAAGAAAACCTTATAAACCCAATTATAGATGTTATTAATGTATTTCAAGGCGAAGACGCAACGACCACACTGGGAAAAGTTGTCAAAAAGGTAAAAGGCGCCTTTAAGTTTATCAGTGATAATTTTGGTGAAGAAGCAGCATGGGTTCTAGGTATAACAGGTGCCTTGGTTGCATTAAAACCAATTGCAACTTTTAAACTTGCTGCGGGTGCTTTATCAGGGATGAATGCTATTGGGGGATTTTTAACAATGCCTTGGATCGCTGGTCTTGTTGCCGTTGCCACTGCAATTTACGGCGCTAAAGAACTGTTGGATTATTTGAGAGAGTTGGCTATCGAAAATGAATTAAAAAACATCGATAAAAATAAAACTGCTCTTATAAATGCGTTGGCAAGTGGTAATGCCGATGCTATAAAAAAAGCCGAGTCAGAATTAAGGCAGACTTTAACCAGAATGAAAAATACTGGGTTAGATGAGTCTGCTGAGATTAAAGATGCGATGCTTGGCGCAAGTAAGATATTAGCAGACGAGGCATTGAAAAGACAAAAAGACGCCTTAGATAGAGTTAATAAGATGGGGGAATTAGCAGCAAGAGATGCTGAAACGATGGCAGCGGTTAGGGCTATAAAAATGGGTGCGGTAGCGGCAATACTAAAGGCCGAGACCGAAAAACGTGAAGGCGGGGCATTAGGCGAAGCTAAAGCTCAATTTGAAAAGATCGCTGGTTTGGATATACCTCAAAAGCAGAAAGACGATCTGATACAGATTATTCAAGGTGGGCTTGAACAGG